TGATTCAAAGTCAGGGTCTATACCAAGTTCTTTACATCTATATCTTGGTATGATATGGTGTTTATGCTTACTCATCACTGATACTTCAGCTTACCTGTCTCCAGCTGCTCATCAATCTGGTCAGACAGGATATCACCCATAAGGTCTACGAATGATTGGTTCTTGAACTCTTCCCATTCCCTTCCTGCATTGTCCAGTATCTCAAACTCCCATTTCAGTGCCGCACTGTCTCTCAGGTCATCTACTGTTGGAATGCTCACAGAAGTGTATCCCCATGCAACATCCTTATATTCACCCTCTAGCATCACCACAGCGGGGTGGTCATACCCATCCTTTGTAATAAATGCATATTGGTCCTCTTTAATTCTTTTCATCGCCATACCCTCTCTAATACCTTGTATTGGTCTATTTTCTGCTCTTCATATCTATCTGGTGTGATCTTCCACCATACTATACCGATTGATACCCTATTACCCTCATATGGAGCAACCCTGTGCGTCATGAATGCATCGAAGTATACGAGTCTATTGGGTATTGGTTCAACTGTTACGTCCATTCTCCAATCTTCTTTTATACCCGGCCCCCCGAATTCTAGATGTCCACCACTGTCCGGTGACCTCATATAGTAGATGAATGTGTGCTCAGGTAGGTTATTGATGGGGTATTTGTCACAGTAGGATAGAATGTCGTTATGCCACACAGGGTCCACTGGGCGCACGTTATACCACGCTGTAGCACCCAATACAGGGTCTTTTACATAGCTCTTTGTGGAATGTACCAGTTTTGTCAATGCATTCTTCTCTGGGTTCGATTTAGCACCTATCCAATGCACCTTTGCATACTCTATATGCAGGCTGTTCAGTGCATTCACATCATCCTGTTTCAGATAGTCATCAATCAGTTTCATACTTGCCATCCTGTTCCAAACTCTGTCTTGTCAAATGTAGGGGATTCGAAGTCATCCTTCTCTTCTGTCTGGTTACTATCCGCTAGTCCATCCTGTTGGCTCTCATCTAGGTCCATCAGGCGCATCTTTCCACGGTCAATACCAATGACAAAGCGTTTATTGACATTAACATCATTATACCGATTCTTCAGCTGTTTGACTGCGATTTGGTTAAGTTCATCAAGTTCTTCGTTAGAGATGAGCGCAAACATGAGGTCAGCCGTAGCTGGTAGGCCAAAACTCTCACTGGTATCTTCAAGGCCCACATCGGAATTACTGAACCCGCTTCGAGTCGTCTGTGTTGCCGACATGATTGGGACGTTAGTTTCAACTGCAAGTCCCCTAAGTTCCTCAGCAATCGATTTGATATACATGTAAGAATTGACATTTGCTGCTCCTTTGAAGCGTGATGATGCACAGATATTCAGGTAATCAATGAAGATGATATCTGGCTTGAAACTCTTCTTGATTGCAAGCTCCTTGATCAACCCCCTGAAATGGGCAGAGTGTGCGGATGCAGTAGGATATTCCTTAATAACCAGCTGGCCATTAGTCTCCTTGATAATCTTATTGATCTTGCTATCATACATCGCCTTGGGAAGACTATGCAAATCTTCCATAGTCACGTTCATGAGGTTTGCATCAATACGTTCAGCAATGCGTTCTTCCGCCATCTCTAGTGTGATATAAAGGACATTCTTGCCTTGGTTCATACAGTTTGCTGCGACATGACACATGAACAGGGATTTTCCAACACCTGTCCCAGCAAGTGCGATGTTCAGTGTCTTGGGTGGTAACCCCCCCTTGGTGATACGGTTAAAGAACTCCAAATCAAATGGAATTTTCTCCTCTACCGTATGGTAGTACTCAAATCGGGCATCTGCGTCCAAGAGATAATCATGGCCCACACTATTATCAAAACCCACAGCCAGGGCGTCTGTGAGAATAGATGGAATTGCATCAGGGCCTCGTTCTTTATCCTTACCATCAATGATTTGTATTCCTTCAACAATCGCATTGTATATCGCCTTATCCTTGCAGAACTTCTCCGTGGTTTCAACCAACCAATCAAAGTTCACTTCTTTGTCATTCTCTAGCCCTTTAACCACATCCAGCACACGCCGAATGTCGCTCTCGTTCAAGTCCCGCCGAGTATCAATTTCAATCTCAAGGGTTGACTTGGTGGGCAGGGCATTGTACTTCTCTACGAACTTCTGTATCTCTTCAAATACAATACGCTCAGTGCGGTCACCAAAATACTCCCCCTTAATGAAGGGAAGTACCTTTCGTGCATACTGTTCATTACCTACCAGCTCTGATAGGGTCGTTCTCTCAATTGTCTGCATATTTTATAACCTTTATGTACTCAGCTGTTGGACCATATGTCCCGTTAATCTTACATTTATTGAGGAAATCCAATCCCTCAGTATTCTTATATAAGTGCGTATAATACACCTCGACTATACCTGATGAGTATAACAGTTTAGCACAAGAAAGGCAAGGTGCATGTGTAATAAATGCAGTGGAACCCCCACCTGACTCGTTACTCCTTGCGAGCTTGGTGATTGCGTTCTCTTCTGCATGTAGGACTTCTGGTTTGGTAATCAAAATTTGATTGAGGAGCTGTTGCCCGTCTTCTGTAAAGAATGAACGTGTTTCACACTCATTACTCCATCCACTGGGCATACCGTTGTATCCAATGGATATGATACGGTCATCCTTGACAATCACACAACCAACCTTGAGTTTTTCTGCTGTGCTGCACTCTGCATAGTTAAATGCAGACTTCATATGTGCTACAATGTGTTTATTCTTCATAGTGCGTATTCGTAATTCCTGCTTGTTTTATTGTGTTTGATTAAAAGCGCACCATTTTTGATATGAAACCTATGTGCCATATCGGTCTTTGGTGACATAGTTACGAGACGTTCCCAACCATTGTGTATAGCCCAATCTCTCAGGTCCATAATTATCTGTCCGCCTGCACCCTTCTTATAACTCCATACTGAGTAAGGTATAGCATACAATCCCCGATCAGATAGGGCAATATCTCTTGCATCTTTAGGAATATATGTTGTCATTGCAACACACACTATAGCACTTGGGTCATCCTCTTCGCCAATATAATATATTTCACCCACACTCTTACGCCATGCGTAGGATAATGTAGGTCTTACAGGATCATCCTTGATATATTCATCACTTGTAAGTATCTTCATGATCAATTAATTGAGTCTGTTCGCTTGTCTCAATAGATATGCGAGTACATTACTCCAATATTGATTACCCCAGCAAGACTTAACATTTTGCAGAGCCGTCCTTGCATTTCCTATTCGCCTCTCCATTGTTGACACTTCCGAGTCTGTCATTTCACAATCTCACCATCAAGGGTTTCCCAACCATTCATAACACACACATACTTATCCTTACCAACCAGCACCATATCACCAACGCTGGTGCTGCGGCATGTTGGGGTGTCATTGATATAAGTCACATCATCGTTCCGCCACCATGCCTCAGTAATCGTGTTGGTCTTGACAAATGCAATCATCAACTTTTTCCGAAGGGGTAGTGCAGCATCAACCTCAACAAACGCAACCGTCTTGGGAGCATCTTCAAAGGCAACGTGTATTACCGCAAGCTTCTCAGTCGTATCACCAACCAGCGTCTTCGTCAATGCATCACCAATTTTACTCATTATACAACCTCTGCCGGTTTGTTCCACGTCCCAATCTTGATATCGTTATACCAAGCAGTGTCGAAGTAGTCAATCGAACTGTCGGTGTTGTTATACCACTTGTCACCCTTCATGGCTGCAAGCAGTTTAGTCAGGAACTTCTTGGCATTACCCTCAAAGAACGTATCAATGCGATAGACATTGACATCACCATTTTCAATCTCTTTTGCGGTAAACAACCCAGCAGGAACCTTCCGTAAGGTCACAACCAGCATGGAAGAATTGTCAACCGCAATGGTTCCCTTTACGCCGTACTCGGCAAGAACCTTCTTGATTGCAGGGGCGAGGGTCTTCTTGGTTTCTTTGCTTACATATGCCATTTCGTATCTTTCTCTTTGTTTCTCATTATACCTAATATTAACATATCCAGCAGGATTTGTCAACAGTTATTTTGCATATTTCCGATATTTTTTGATGAACCATTTTTCAACGATGTCGTTGCCGTCCTCATCGTTGGTCAGGATGTAGGCCACGGTCTTCAAGACCTTGGCGAACCGCCACCCACCATCCATACGCCAAGGAGTCGTCACCCAGACCTTGTGGGGATATTCGGTGTAGTATTCTTCCCGATTCTCCGAAAACTCGAAATATTTACCATATTCCTTCTCATCGAAGCAACCAACGATAGAACCATCGCCGTAGGGGGGAAAACTAACTTCATTGGGGGCAAATGCCATAACAATCTCTCTCTCTGATTATACCTTAGTATACACCATAAAATAGGAAGAGTCAAGAAGAATCTTAGCTAAAATCACCTTTTTTTCGGCCCATTTTAGTCTTAAATCCACTCATGCCGGGTAGGGGTGTCAGTTTCCGACGATTCTGACCACCACCAGAACCAATATTTCGCCTTGAGGGTGCCTGGGTGATACCTCGATTCTTCATCTCCATTTCAATCCACTGCTTGGCACGGGGGTTTCGAACCTTTTTACCTAGTAGACGTTTGACTTCCTTGAATGCGGCCATCTCAATATCATCATCTGGTTTATTGTTATCAACGATAACCATAGTGCCCCTGAACAGGGAATTAAACTTACCGATATTACCCTGTACCT